AGACCGACGCCGACGGCGACGACGAACTGGGCCCGTCGAATTTCGACCCCCCCGCCGACGCCACCAAGACCGATGACGGGTACATCTACCCGGACAGCGGCAGTTTCGTGGTCAAGGCACACAAGGGCGAGAAAACGGAGCCCGCGCCGCGCCCGACGCAGCACCCCGCAGGACGACGCCGGGGCTGATGTCCTATGTCGACACTGGCAACGCTCGCCGACATCGAGGCCCGGATCGGCCGGACCATCGGCGACCCCGCCGCGGTACCCGACGACCCCGCCCGGATCCAGGCACAAGCCGTGTTGGACGACACCGAAGGGGCCGCCCTCACCGTGATGGGCATGACCGACTGGCCCGACCCCGAGGTGCCGCTGGACGTGGTCCGGGTGATCTGCGCCCGCACCATCCGATCCCTGACCAACCCCGACCAACTGCGCAGCGAAACCATCGGCGGGTACAGCTACACCCTCGCCGGCGACGGTGACGCCGCGGTGGGGGCCGGGTTCACCACCGAGGAGAAACGGACCCTGCGCACCTACGGCATGTACACCCCGATCTACAGCGTGCAGATGGGACTGGGCTAGATGCACCGTGGACTGAAACGCACCCTGCGCGCTGAACTACTCACCACCCCGGTGACCATCCTCCGCGCCTCCCAGGTGACCGACCGCTACGGCCGGTCCACCCTGGACTGGACGACCCCCGACCGGGTCGACACCACCGGGTTCCTGCACCAGCAGTCCGGCATCGAACGCACCGCCGACCGGGACACCCAGTCCGCGCAGGCCGTCCTGTTCCTACCACCTGACACCGACATCAACGGCCGCGACCGCGTCGAGGTGAACGGCCACACCTGGGGTGTCACCGGCCCACCGGATCGGATCACCCCACCCGGATCCGCAGCCGAACACCACGTCGAGGTCGGGCTGCGCTACGTGGAGGGCTGATCGATGGCATCGGAATACAGATCGAAGACCGTCTACAAGCCGCCTAAGAACATCGAGACGGTGCTGCGCCGATCCGACGCATGTAAGGAACTGGTCGTCGAACGCGGCGCGCTGGTCCTCGCCGCGGCGAAATCCAACGGCGCAAACGTTCGCCGCTCCGGGAGCTACGCCGGCGCGTTCAAAATCCAGATCCGGCTACTGTCCCGCGGCTGGCAGGCCCGCATCTACAACAGTGACTTCAAGGCCGGCTGGGTGGAATTCGGCACCCGGAACAACCAGAAACACAGGGTGCTGGGTCGGGCCCTGGATGCGGCCCGACTGTGACCCTGTTACCCGACAGCGAAGCCACCGCTATCCGGTACCTCGCCGCGCATCCCGACATCGCCGCCCTCGGTGCGCGCGTGTCGTGGGTGTTCGACGCGACTGTGCCGCACCTCGTCGTCACCCGCACGGGAGGCGTCGCACCGTGGCCCCCGGGACACACCGACCGACCCCGCCTGGACATCGACACCTGGGCCGGCAGCAAGGAATCCGCACGTGACCTCGCCGAAACCGCACGCCAGGCGATGCACGCCGCGGTTGGGCAGACCCTCGACGGTGTTGTGATCTGCGACTGCGCCGAGGTCGTCGGGCTGACTTACCTGCCCGATGACGATGTCGAAGGCACCCCGCACTACGTGTTCACCATCGAGTGGACCGTCCACATTTGACAACCGGGAAGGACACGAAACGATGACGACACCCGGCGGGCTGGACCCGACCCAAGTCAGGGTCGCACCGTCCGGCGCGATCTATGTCGCACCCGCAGGCACCACCGCGCCGACGGGCCCCTCCTCGGCGCTGGCCGCGCCCTGGATCCACCTGGGGTTCGCCACTGATGACGGGGTCACGTTGGCCCGGTCGATGGACACCGAAACAGTGAACGGCTGGCAGTCGTCGGCACCGTTGCGGTACATCGTCACCGGCACGTCGCTGACCCTCCAGTTTGGACTCCTCCAGTTCAACCACGCCACCGTCCCACTGTATTTCGGCCTCCCCACCAGCGCGATCGTCGACACCGCCGGCGTGTTCACCATGAAGATCCCCGCCGATCTCCCCATCGAGGAGCGGGCCTGGTGCATCGAAACCATCGACGGCACGGTGCACACCCGGTATGTGGTGCTGCGCGGGATGGTCACCGAAACCGATGATCTGCCGTTGAAGCGCACCGAACAGTCCGTGTTGGCAATGACCGTGTCCGCGATGGCCGCCACCGACGGCAGCCTGGCGCAGCTGATCACCGACGACCCCAACCTGGATCCGACGCCGGTATGACCGATCACCACGACGACGCCGGCCCGGTCGTCATCGACATCGACGCGATGCGGCGGGAAGCCGCAGGAACACCCGTCGCGGTGGTTCGCCTCGCCGGCGAAACGTTCACCATCCACCGGCGCAACATCGGCGCGAGATTCCTCAAAGCCGCGCAGGCCGCCGACCCCCCCGCCATGATCGCGGCGGTACTCGATGACGACCGGATCGGCCGCACGATCGACGTGGGCCTGAACGAAATCCAGCTGATCCTCGAAATCGTGAACCACGAAATGGGGTTCGACGAACCGGGGGAAGCCTCGGCCTCGCCCGTCTCGTTCACGCCCACCACGACGCCATCGAGGCCGACCTCCAACGCCACTACGGTCTAGACCTACTGGACCTGTACCGGGGCACCCTGTCGCTGCGCAGGGTCGGTGTGCTGCTGTACCACCTGCCCGGTGATTCGGTGACCGCCCGCGCCATCCACGGTGACGGCACGCAGTGGACGGCGACGAACTACCAGCTGGCGGACCTGTTCGATCTGACCATGGCGATCCACCACGCGAACGCCACCGCCGGCACCAAACACCACAAGCCGAAACCACCGGCACCGTACCCGCGGCCCGGCGACCGCACCGCCGGCGACGACGGCGAACTGTCCACACCGGATCAGGTCCGCGCGTTTTTCGGGCCGGCTTCCATCACCTATGTGGGGCAAGGAGGTGAGTGATGGCGAAGGGCCTGGACGCCGGTAACGCCTACGTGACCGTGATGGTGGACACGTCGAAGTTCACCCGCGACCTGAACAGCAACGTCAAGCAGTCGATGAAGGGGGTCGAACAGACCACCGGGAAATCCATGGCCGGTGTCGGCGGTGTCGCCGGCACGATGATGAAGACTGGGGCGCTCGCGGCCGGTGCGGTCGCCGTCGGCGCGATCGTGCAAATCGGCAAGATGGGCATGGAATACCAGAACAGCCTGAACATTTTCCAGGCCGCCACCGGCGCGACGGTCGCGCAGATGGACAAGGTGAAGGTCGCTGCCCGCGCCCTCGGAAACGACATCACCCTGCCGGGAGTGTCCGCAAAGGACGCCGCCGCCGCGATGACCGAACTAGCCAAGGGCGGCCTGAACGTCGAACAGTCCATGATGGCCGCGAAGGGCACGATGCAACTGGCGACCGCCGCGCAGATCGACGGCGCGCAGGCCGCCGAGATCCAGGCCAACGCATTAGCGATGTTCGGGTTGAAGGCCGACAAGGCCGCCCACGTCGCGGATGTCCTCGCGAACGTCGCGAACGCCGCCAGCGGCGAGATCACCGACTTCGCCCTGTCGATGAAATACGTCGGCCCGATCGCCAAATCGTTGGGCATCAGCATTGATGACACCGCCGCCGCGATGGGTGTACTCGCTAACAACGGCATCAAGGGGGAGATGGCCGGGACGGCGCTGCGGGGTATGTTGTCCGCGCTTGCCAGCCCGTCCGAGGGTGGGGCCGAAGCCCTGGAAAAGCTGGGTGTGAAGGCGTTCGACGCCAGCGGGAAATTCGTTGGTATGCGCACCGTCATCGGGCAGCTGACCGCCGCGCAGGGCCGGATGACCGACAAACAGTTTGCGGCGAACGCCACCCTGGCGTTCGGCCGGGAGGCGATCTCGGCGATCAACGTCGTGGCCGGCCAGGGCCCGGCCGCGTTCGACGCCATGGCGAAATCGGTGGGCCAGTCCGGTGGTGCCGCGAAGCTCGCCGCCGCCAAGAGCAAGGGTTTGGCCGGGGCCTGGGACTCGCTGGTGTCCACAGTGGAGACCGCCGGCCTGCAGATCTATGACAAGTTCGCGCCCGGCATCGAGAAGGCCCTGCGCGGGTTCGGCGAGGTGCTGCCCGGTGTCATCGACGACCTGGGTGCGTTCGCGGACAAGGCACTGTCCACATTCGAGGACATCGGCGAATCCCCTGTGATGCTCCGGATCGGGGAGGCCGTCGCCAAGAACACGCCGTTGATGGAAGACGGCATGAGGAAGATGGGCGAGAGCGCCGAACTGTTCGGCAAGAACTTCACTGAACAGTTCACCAAGGTCGTCGACAGTAAGACGATGACGGACATCGTCGACTCCATCCAGCGGATCGTCGACGTGATCGACGGGCCACTGAAGAAAGCCTGGGAGGCCAACAAGGGTGCGATGGGGTGGATCGGCACCGCGTTGGGTTTCCTGGTCGGAACCAGTTTCAAACAGTTCCAGGGCGCGCTGAACCTCGTCGCCGACGCGGTGGAATTCCTGGGCCGCAACATGGGCAACATCGTGAACTTCGCCACCGGCTGGGTCGGTGCCCTGGTCGCCGTGTGGGACGCCATTTGGGCAGCCGGGAAGGCCGTGTTACAGGCGTCCACCCTATGGATCGATTCTCTCCTGGCGGGATGGGACGCGACATGGAATGTCGGTAAAGCCGTCCTCGATTTCATCACCGGGACGTGGTGGCCCGGCGTGAAGGCGTCCTGGGATGCGTTCAAAGCCATAATCGTCGCCGTCGCCGGGGCCGTGTGGGCCGGCGTGCTGCGGATCATCGGCTTCTACGCCGCGCTGGGCCGCGGGATAATGACCGCAATCCGGACATTGTGGACATTCGTCACCACCCTGTTCAAGACAATGTGGACGACCGTCACCAGCGCTGTCCGCACCGGCATCGCCACCGTGGTCGGCTTCTTCACCGGCCTGAAGACCAAGGTCGTCGGCGCGCTGTCGACCGCCGGGACGTGGCTGTACAACGCCGGCCGAAACATCATCGACGGCATCGTGCGCGGCATCCGGGGCGTGCTGTCGTGGGTGTCGACTGCCGTGGGGGGAGTCAAAGCGAAGGTCACCGGCGCGATCTCCGGTGCCGCGTCGTGGCTGACCGGGGTCGGCAAAGACATTATCCGCGGAATCGTGTCGGGGTTGAACGACGGGAAGCAGTGGATCGCCGACAAGATCGCCGAACTGAAACGCCTTATCCCCGACTGGGCGCAGAAGGCTATGGGCATCAAGTCGCCATCCAAGGTGATGCTCTACACAGGACGGATGATCGGGGCCGGCCTCGCCGCCGGTATCGACCAGTCCGGTTCGCTGGTGGAAAAGGCCGTCGACCGGCTCGCCGGCACCGCCACCGCCGCGATCACGGCCGCCCCCGTGACGGTGCCCGTCGTCGCCGCCGATGTGCGTGACGCCGCCCGCACCACCGCCCGGCCCGCCGGCCAGGTCCGCCGCGCCGGGGCCGCCGCTACCGCCGCGCCGGTGCACATCACCGTGAACGGCGCCCTGGATCCCAACGCCGTCGGCCGCCAAATCGTCGACCTGCTGCGCCGCGAAAACCGGCTGCGCGCCACCCCGGTCATGACGGTGGGCTGACCCCGTGGTGTCCATGCTGGAACCCACGTCGACGATCGAAACCCAAACCGGGCCCGGCACCCCCGCGTCGTGGGTGGCGATCCCCCCGGCGCACATCATGTCCGATCAGCCCGTCGTCATCACCTGGGGCAGCACCGGGGAACTGAAGGTCGAAGCCTCCCGGGCATCGTTCACTTTGGACAATTCAACCGGCGCGTACACCCCCGGTAAGGCCGGCGTGAAGGTCACGTTGGGGACGCCGGTGCGGATCACCGTGGCGTTCGAGGGGCCGGTGTCGTCGCAGCGGTTCGTCGGGACCATCGACGAGATCGCCCTCGGCTGGTCCTCGCCCGGGATGGCAACCGTCGACATCACGGCCACCGACCGCCTGAAGAACTTGGCCCGCGTCGACATCCCCGCCGAGGGCCTGTTCACCAACGCCGTGAACGGCGACGACCCGCTGATGTTCTACCCGCTGAACGACCCGGTGTCCCCCGCCGTGTCCGTGCTGCGCACCGACCTCACAGCCCCGGCGACCTCCCTTAAACCGAACACCGGCGTGATGCGGCCTTACACCGCCGGCACATCGGTCATCAAATGGGGGGAGGCCGAACCACCATCCGGCATCGACACCGAGGTGATCCAGTTCGAACCCGTCGCGGGTTACGCCTTCGTCGAAACGAAAACTGTCCCGCAGGACCCCGGCGTGTTCCCGCGCAACCTGATCCTGCACCCCATCGCCAACCCGCCCATCGGGACGCAGACGTGGTCATCGGGCAGCGCGGTGGCGTGCTGGGTCCGGATCCCCACCGCGCCCGTCAGCGAACAATTCCTGTTCGGCACCAACCTGTTGTATCTCACCGTTGATGCGGCGATGCGGCTGCGGTTGCGGTCGCCGTCGGAGACGGGTAACGCCGGCGCTGATGCCGTCACCCTCGGGCCGACCATCACCGTCGACACCTGGCACTACATCGCCGTCGAGGCGTACCACTCCGTCACGGGAGGCATTAACCCGAAGGACTGGCACCTGCACCTGTTCGTCGTCGATGGTGTGTATTCCAACCCGGTCGAGGTCGCGACCCCACCGGCCCGGTCCTGGTACCAGTACCCGGTCGTGGTGTGGCTGAGGGTCGGGGCCGTGAACGGTGGTGTGCTGTTCGCCGCCGCCGGCCTGTCGCTGTACTCGTGGGGGCCGGCGTTCTACAAAGACAAAGGCAACGCCCCCGACTTCGTCGAGCACTACAACGCCGCGACCGGGTACGCCATCGAGACCGACAACGTCTACGCCCGCATCATGCGGTGGCTGGATTTCGCCGACGTGTCCACAACGGACACGACGATGAACAACAGCAGCATCTACGTCGCCCGGCAGTCCCTGGGGTCGGCGTCGGTGCTGGCCCTGATCGCCGAGGCCGTCGACACCGAACGGGGCACGTTCGACGTCGACCGGACCACCGGGAAACTGCGGTTCCGGAACCGTGACTCGGTCTGGTTCCAGACCGCGCCCGTCCTGACGCTGCCCGCGACGGTGCTGCTCGACAACCCGCAGTTCGTCCTCGACGACGGCACGCTGACCAACGACGCGACCGTCACCGGCCCCGACCGGATCCCGGCCCGGTCCCTCGACCAGACATCCATCACCAAGTACGGCCGGTACACCAGCGACACGACCACACTGGACATGAACCGATCCACGCCCGCCGCGCTGGCGCAGTGGTCCACCCGGTTCGGCGCGAACCCCGTACCCCAGTGCGACCAGATCCGGTTCGACGCCGCCGATGCGTCGTCGCTGCCGGCGCTCCTCGCGCTGCGACCCGGGCAGATCATCCGCATCACCACCGCGCCGGTGACCGCACCCGCCGCGACGATCGACCTGCAGGTGCTGGGCGGCACCGAAACGATCACCCGCAAACGGGCCCTCATCACCCTGAACACCTGCACGGCGCAGGTGTTCACCACCGTAAAAGGCGGCTGGGTCCTCGGCGACGCCGCCGGGTCGCTGCTCGGCACCACCACCATCCTCACCCTGTAAGGGAGACACCCCGATGGGATACGTCCCGACGCTGAAAACGTGGTCGGACGGGGCCCGTGTGACCGCAGCCGATTTCAACGACCAAATCCGCGATGGCCTCGGGGCGCTGTTGAACCCACCGCAGGCCCTCGTACACCGCACCGACGCCTCGGCGACGCTGGCGAGCGGCACCACCTACATCGCCACCCCGTGGCAGGTCGCGGCGACCGACACCGACGGCATGTGGAACGCCGCCAACCCCACCCGCCTCACCATCGGCACCGCCGGCTACTACCTCATCCAAGCGAAATACGTGTGGGGGAACTACGCCGCCGGGTACCGCAGCACCTGGTTGAAGGTCAACGCGGGCGGCAACCCCGCCGCCGGGACAGGACTCGACAACGACCTCGTGCAGCCCGTGCCGGCGACGACGACGACGACGCGACTGATCACGTCCCGGCTGATGGTGGCCGGGGATCACCTCGAACTGTTCACTTACCAGACCTCCGGTGCGACACAAAATTCCACGTTCGGCCTGACCGGGCCGACGATGTCCGTGCAGTGGACCGGCATCGCGGGGACGTTGTGACCCTCTACCAGGCCCCGATCGCCGCCGACTGGCCGGTGCTGTCCACAGTGAACGCCGCCGGCCTGAACGCGAACCTGCGCGACCCGGCCAAATTCTTCCGGTCCCGCCCCCAGTCGCTGTTCACCCGCGCCGCCGCGGCGACGATCACGTCGGTGGCGACGTACACCCGCGTCATCTGGGACACCGTCGTGTACGACACAAACACTTCGTGGGCGCCGGTCACCCCGTCGTACGCCTGGGTCCAGTGCCCCGGCAACTACCTCGTTTATGCAAAGTATTCATTCGGGAATTACGGCACCGGGTACCGTGCCATGCAGATCAGGAAGAATTCGGGAGCGAATCCGGTGGCCGGTACCGGCCTCGACTTCGCCCTGATCGAACCGGTCCCGGCGACAAACACCGTGATGCGGCAGTACACGACGACGTACATGGCGTCGCAGGATGCCGTGGAAGTGTTCGTCTACCAGACCTCCGGTGCGACACAAAACGTGGTCGTCGGGATGCCGAACCTGTTTCTCGGCCTGTTGTGGCTGGGCGCATGACCACCGCCCCGCCCCGGCTGTTGCGCACCGGCCGACACCCCTACGAGGTCGCCGCCCTGGCCGCCAGTATCGGCATCGGCGTCGTCGGCCTGTTCGTCGGCCTGCCCCCCACCCCCGGCATCGCCCGCGTCATCTGGCTGCTGACCATGATCGCCGGCGGGGTGATCGCCCTCGTCGGCATCCACCGCACCACCCGCTACGGGATCTCAGGTCTCGTCGTCGAACAGGCCGGGCTGGTGCCGCTGATCGTCGCCACCGGCGCCTACGTCGGGGGGATGCTCGCCTACGGCCCGCAGGAAACGTGGCTGGACGCCTGCCTGTTCGCCGCCATCACCTGCGCGCACTGCGCCCGCGCCTGGCACATCCACGTCGACATCGTCCACCACCACCGCATCACCGGCCGGCGAGCCTGACCGGGAGGCCCTGACCCCGTGCCCGGGATCGTCGAAATCCTGATCACAGCCGGCGGGATCACAGCCCTCGGCGGCGCATACAGAGTGTTCGCCGAACGCCGACGCCTCGACGCCGACGCCACCGCCTCACACGCCACCGCCGCGGAAACCCTCACCGGCACCGCCGTCGGGTTGATCGCCCCCCTGCGCGCCGAGATCGCCGCCCAGAACCGCGCCCTGACCGCCGCCGAAGACCGCGTCGCCGCGCTGCGCACCGAAATCCTCGCCCGCGATGTGCGCCTGTACGACCAGGCCGAACGCCTCGCCGCCGCCACCAGCCGCATCGCCGAACTGACCGCCGCCCTTACCGAACGTAACCGGAAGGACCTGCCGTGACCACCACCACCGAACCCCCCGACGACACCGGACAAGGCGACATCGACGAACCCGCCGGTGACAAACCACCCCCCGTCGAATGGGTCGACCCCCAATTCCCGGACGACACCGACGACATCCCCGACGACACCCACGACGACGTGAGCGAGGTGGACACGACGTGACCGCCTATACCCTGGCCCGGCCCATCCGCGACAACAAGGCCGCGTTTGCCGCGCTGTTCAAAGGCACCCCGTACCTAGGCGATGTGGGTGATTTGTCCCACCGGCAAGGATCGGGCGATCATACGGCCTGGTCCAGTGACGTATTCCCAGGTAAGGGCCCGATGCGGGCCGGGGTCATCTGGGCCCAGGATTTCGGCCATAGCGCCGCGTTCGACCTCCGCCGATTCGCCCCCTGGCTGCTGACCTGTTGCGCCGCCGGGCGCTATAAGGAGGTCAAATACGTTATCAGTCGTATTCCCGGGGCCGGACTTTTCAAGGGCACCCCGGTATTTGGTTTGTACGATCGGCGGTACAACTGGAAACGGCAGACCTCGTCGGGTCACGACCACCACATCCACATCAGCTACATGCCCGGCACCGAAAACACCCCGTCAACGATCATCACCGATTACCACGCCGCGATCCACCGCAGCCCTGCGCCCGCCGCCGCCAAGACCTTGGCAGCCCCGGCAGCCGGCGCGGTGCCCATCACATTCGACACCTACCTATCCCAGAAACGGATCGGTGGCCGGGTCCCGAACGCCCGCGCCATCCGCGCCGGCCAATGCCCGCAGCTGGTCCTCGGTGCCGGCGACAAAGGACTGGGTGGGTGGGTGTCCTACGCCGAATCGAAACTGGGCGTACCCCGTAACGGATATTACGGGCCCGAATGTGTGGCCGCCGTGAAGGCCCTACAGAAACGGAAGGGGTACCCCGTCACCGGGGCCCTCGGTGCCCGCGAATGGAACAGTCTGGGGCAACCATCATGACCACTACACCGCCGCCTGTCACCGGCCCACCGGAACCACCACCGGAAACCCCGCCACCACCCGACGAAACACCCCCGCCTATCGTCCCGGACGAATCCGCCGGCGGCCTGACCTCGTCCACGTTCTGGGCCCGCACCGCCGAACGCGCCATCAAATCTGCCGCCCAGGTGCTGGTCGTGGTGATGGTCGCGAAGGGCACCGGGAGCGGGGGTGTGGACGTGTCGACGATGGACTGGCCGACCGCGCTGGGCCTCGCCGGCGGGGCCGCGTTGCTGTCCGTTCTGATGTCCCTGGCCTCCCGCCGGATCGGTCCCGACGACAGCCCCAGTGTCATCTGAACCGGCACCGTGCGGCACCGTGCGGCATCACGGGCAGGCAGCGTTCCCGGCAGCCGGCCCCGACCTGAAACGGCGTTAGGCCAGGTCACCGGCAGTGTGACCATGATCACGAGATATTCTGGCGGGAACACTGCCGCCTGCCCGGGGGCACTGAAGCGGTACAGGCCCCGCGAAGATCGACATGTGGTTTGAACTGGGCGTTCGTTGATCATCTCGAGACCCGACCCTACCGGATCCATGCGGGCGATTTGCGGTATTTCACGGCACCATCAGGATCCCTGGTAAGGCACTGGCAAGGCAGCCTAGCGTGTCATGATCCCGTCCATCGGAACCCCACATCAGGGTGGCGGTCCACAGTGGACGAGGGGCGAGCATGGCAGCGACGACATCACCGAAACGGAAGGCGACCGCGCCCAGACCGTGGGGCACGGTACGGCTGATGCCGGGCGGGTCCAGGTACCAGGCCCGGTACACCCCGGCGAAGGGGAAGCCCCAGATCCCCGGGCCGTACACATTCGCCACCGCCGAAGAGGCCCGCGACTGGCTGGTAGATAAAAAACGCCAGCTGAAACTGACCGGCCCCGACGACATCAGGGACTGCCCGGGTCTGCTGGTGGGTGAATACGTCGACCGGTTCCTGGCCGGCCTGAAGATCGCGGATAACACCCGCTATGGGCACGCGAAGATCCTGGGGAAACACGCCCTGCCGGTGCTGGGTGGCCGCCGCCTCGATCTGGTGCGCAGGTCGACCATCGACGACTGGCACGCCGGGATGGACGGGGTCGGCCCGGCAGCGAAGGCGAAGGCGTACAAGCTGGTACGGCAGATGTTCGACCTCGCCGTGTCCGAGGGGTTGGTGCAACGGAACCCGTGCCGGATCGACGGCGCGGCGTCCTCGCCCACCCTGAAGGAGATCGGCCCACTGTCGCGACCGGAATTCGCCAGGTTCGCCGCCGCCTATCCGGCGGGTTATGAATTCCTGCCGTACCTCGCCGTGTTGTGCGGGCTGCGCCGCGGGGAACTGATGGAAGTACGCTGGAACGATTTCCAGAAACACGAGGACACCGGGCTGGTGGTGTGGAAGCTCGCGATTACGCGGCAGCTGGTGTACCTGAGAGGGCAGGGCGGGGCCATCATCACCCCACCCCCGAAGAACGGCGAGCCCCGCACGGTGTTCGTACCGCCGCAGCTACAGGAACTTCTGGTGGAATACATCGCCGACCAGAAGGCGCAGCTGGCGAAGACCGGCGACAAGTTCGACCAGGGTGCGCTGCTGTTTCCCGGCGAGGGCACCGAGGGGCACCTGCGTTACTGCGACTTCGAGCAGTTCGTCACCGATGCGGCGGAGGCCGCGGACATCGGCCGGCCGTTCACGCCGCACGATTTGCGGCACACCGCCGGGACCTGGGCCGCGAAGACCGGGGCGAGCATCAAAGAACTGATGGAATTCCTGGGCCACAAAACACCGGCGATGGCGATGGTATATCAGCACACCGCCAAGGAAGACGCCCTGACCCTGGCCCGCAGGATGGGCGAATTCGGGATTGCCGCGGGCCTCGGGAAGACCCCCGACCGGCTCGC